CGTCATACAAAGATGACCTTTTACAAAGACTCCTCGAATGACTCGAACACTAGCTTCACCTTGCAATTTAATTCGCAACAGCACACAATTACGTCCAAACAATTTGTACAACTGTTCAGGTGTAATATTATTCATACTAGCTGAAGCAGTAGGAACATCGAAAGTGGTTAATTCAACAGTTGGATTATACCAAACATTAGATTTTTCTTCTCGTTGCAATTGTTCTTCAACTGTTCCAAATTTATTGCCCTGAACATTCATGATAATATCATCATCCAAAGAGGATCCTACCTTAACCTCAGATTTTTTAGTAGGTTTTGTATAAGAACTGTAAGCACAATACGTACCAATGGCAAGTGATAGAAGTGATAAAGCTGTACATAAAGCACCACCATAACGTGATCGCTTAAATTCAGCATAACGTCCATAAAAAGCCATCACTTTACTCTCACATGTGATAGAATTTGCAATTCTAAAAGCAACAGAGGATAAAAAGCGACGTGTTGTCATAAAATCCAAAACTTTCCAGAAGAAAGTATATCCTATTAAAATATTCAAAATGCTACCCATAGTGAATGTAATTATCCACCATGCATAATCATAAGATTGAACTTCCATACATTGGTCGTGTGGCAATGGGGCAAGACAAGTTTTGCAAACTTGAATTTCTCGCATATCTACATCACTTATCATGGCTCTCTTTTGATTTTCCTTGTGTTGTAGACAAGCTTTACCAAAAAATTGTAAAAAAGATTTAATATCTGTGAAAACTTTAATAATTTCCACATCAGCCATTTCCCGACCATATTGAATTCGGGGCACAATTTGTTTAACAGTAATTTCCCATAAGTCAGGGAAACAACCTTCTTCAATTTGTATTTTAGTTGGATCGATGAAAGATTGATTAGCATGTATAAATTCTTTTTTAGGCTTTAACTCAATCACAAAAGGCAATCTTCGGCGAACAGCTAAAGGACACCAAAAATACTCTTGCGCATTAAGACTTTCACAATTTGTAGTGGCAATAACTAACTCAGCAAGAACTGGTGTTTTGCCTTTGTCCTCCAAAGATGCCTGTGGTGGGACATAAGGAACATTATTGACCACATTAAGGAGATCCTGTAATGTTGAATCAATATCAGTTGTTTTGGATGGATTTTTAAAAGCTATATCATCTAATTGAATACACCATTTACTGGAATCAAAATTACTCCAGTACTCATCCATGGGATTTCGGACATAGCGAAAATCATCACCACGTTCCAATTCAAACAAACTCCCATAATAGTTAAATAACATTTTTGTAAATGCAGATTTAGCTATACTGGAATGCCCATAAACCAAAACTCCCATAGGTTGACAACGTTCTTTCATTGCAGCACGTCGCGTAATCTCGGTATTTGATAACATTTGTAAAGTATTAAGCTTGCGTGAGATTAAAGTAGCTTCAATTCCACTTGCATTACGCAAATATTTACTATATGCAGCTCCTTGTTCACATAATTCACGCAAATCAGCAATATATGAAAAATAGGAGGTTCCATGGGCTTGAAGATTACCAGTAAATGGGGCTAGATTAATAATTCTATCAGCTTCTTTCAACCATTTGGTGTATTTGCCACTTGAATGGATAAAGGAAGTAATATCCCCAGTTATTTGGTATTCGTGAATGCGTTCACAAATAAAAAGCACTGTATCTATTAAACACACATAAAAACTTCGTTTAGATGAAAATGCACATAATAAAGCACGTTGTTCCATTTTAGAATAATCTTCATCATTTAAAGTTATACCAAATGCTTTCAAATAACCTTGGGTAAGCAAATAACTGTATAAACTAATCAACTTTTTCGAGAGTTCGCTCTCAGTGATATTCGTTATACCATCAAAAGCTTGTCGTAAAAAATTTAATGTTTCACCAACATCAAACGCTTGTATTTCATTTTGAAACAACTTACCAATAATTTTATCTATATCTGTTGATAAAACATCACCAGTAAATAGTCGATAAGACATTTGTGCTAAACAATAATATTCATTGATTGTTTCACATTTACGTGAAAAAGTTCGTATTATTGAAAAATTTTCTACCTGTTTGATAATCCAATTCATATCAATACCAGTTGAAGGCATCCGTTCAAGCCCACTAATAATATGTTTAACCATATTAGTAATAGCACTTTGTTCACGTTCCTCATCATAATCAGCAGATTGAATATAGATTCTATTTTCAGTTTCCAATAACACTTGTTTTTCAATTTTTCCAATAATTTTATATGGAGGGAGCTCAATCGAGCTACCACCAATTAATGAAGGAAATTCAACCTTCATAAAAGCGTAATTATGAATATTATAATCCATGAATGTGCGACCTCTAACTAAAGGACGTTCACCATATAGAATATAAAATCTTTCGTTTCTCAATGTGCGTAATCGCACTAATTCTGATATCTTATAATAAAGTTCATCAGTAGTTTTCTCATTAATTGTAACAATATAACAGCCAGTTTGAATTCTGACCTGTAAAGTAAAAACATCTTCATTGATGGGTAATACAGAATCATTTCTGCAAAACACATTCTTAATCGCATTTTTAAAATCGTTCATCATTTTGATAATTATAGCGGTATTTATTGTTGATTGTATCTGATTTGTAGGGGTGACGTATTTTATTCATGCCGGTCAAGCCATATCTAGTTTCTAATGTAACTAGAGACATATCCTCGACTTTTACGTGGACAGTAAAATGATTATTCCTATTATAGGGAAAAATTAATGTATTTGAGCAGGCAGGATGAATATACATCGGACCATTAGTCATACCTAAGCATACGGCTGTAGGCGCTCCTTCATTCACTATACGTGTGAACCGACGACTGTCATGCAGTGACGATAGTAAAGAAGAACATTAAAGTTTCACCAGTTATAAACTTTCTATAATGTTCATAAACAAATGTTTTCAACCATTACATGATGGTAAAGACTTTGTTTTATTTAATTATTATTTAATTTTTACGTTTTGGAGATAGAAATATATAAGTAACATATATCATTGAGTATGATCTCAACATACTCAAATTGTAAAGATTTAAAATCAGTAATTTATCTACAATGGTTGTAGAAAGGCAAAATAGCCAAACTTGGTTCCTGTGATCACTACAGGGCGAGCGTGTCAATTCGTATTTATTGATTGACAAAACGTTCAGAACTTAGACTCGGACGGTTTTGTACGAACATCTAATCTGTCGCAGGTTACGGACTTATGGTATGCCGCCTGGTCTATTCAAATTAGGTGCGACATATTAAGTCGAAGCAGAAGGTTCGTTCTCGAGCCTTCCTAGGATTGTAAAACAATCCATAGAAACAAATTATATATATA